ATGTTTTAGTCATTGCATAACTTAAGAGTTCTGTAGAACCCCAAAAATAAATATCATTTAAAAATAATTGATATTTAACACTAAACATATTATTGGTTATAGTGTTACTTCCGTCAAAATGGAAAATCTTTGTAACACCTAAAACTGAAGGAGGGATTTTTAAATAATTACTATTCTCTTCATATGAAAAAGTAGTTGCTGTTCCTGCAATAGTAGTATTTACAGTAGTCGTAGTTATTCCTACAATATCAGCAGAACCGGGTCCCTTTCCTCTATCAATATCGTCCTGAGTGACTTTATACTTCAAGTAACACTGAGCAGCACCATCAAATGTTCTTTCTTGATACATTTGAAGAGCATCGTCAATTATATCTTCACATTGTTCTGAAGCTAAGTTAATTTCCAGCACAGGAGCACCCAGCTGCCGTAAACAATAAGTTTTAAATTCTGATCTACTGGATGGTTGCGCCATGTATACTATTACCCCTTTCTATATTTAGGGAGAAGAAGAGATTCCTGCTACTACCAATATATTTCCTGATGCTACATCATATATTGTTGAAGCAGTTCCAGGTCTCGTAAATGTTACTGCAGTTCCTGGCATTACTTGTGATGAAATAGTATTAGCAGATCCTACCTGGAATTTAATAGTTGTAGTTACTCCCACAACAGGTGCATCTGTAATACTTGCTCCAACAGACACAGAATCGCCTACAGCGACATTAGTTACACTGTTAACGGTAAAAGCAGTGGTTCCAATTCCCGCAGTAGATCCTGCAGAAATAGCAGTAGTTAATATAGTTTCAGTTTCGGTATCCCCTGTAAGTAGAAGGTTCCAAACATATCTTCCTGGACTTAAATCTGTAGTTTGAGTTGCTGCTATGGAAACATCAAATTTACCAT